CCGTTGTGAAAGCGATCGGCCGCGGGCCAGCGCCACGCACAATAGCCGGGTCGAGGTTGTCTTTGTAGTTGATCTCGGTAAGGCCGAGGATGATGTCGTCGCCAAGCTTGATCTCAACGGAGGCCCAGCTATGACGAACGCCATTAGTAAGCGGATACGGCGTGCTCATTTAATTATCCTCCCAACGCGGGGTTCTGAAAGGTCATCGTGACTTCGACGTCCTGAATGTAGCCGACGGGCAGAATCTTCGCGGTAACCGTGAGAGTCTTGGTCGTGCTGATGTTGTCAACTCGGCTCAACGTGACGGTAGCCTTGCTGGCGTCACCAGGCTGCACGAGGCCCTGATTAAGCTTCGCGTTACAACCGCTCTCGAGCGATCGTGCGTCCTTCTCCAGGATGAAACCGGTCTTCGGATCGAGGCGAACTCGGCTGTTGAGACGCTGAACGAAGAAGTTATAGACGATGCGGCAAGCCTCGTCCATCACTCGACCGTACTGCATCTCGGTGAAGTCCGAGCCGACGCTGTACATGAGGTTACAGCGCGTGATGTAGTAACCGATCAAACCGGGAATGCTGGTCAGCGTAACGAAACGCTCGCTATCGAGACCAGGCACCAGGGCCTCGTCGTGATAGACGGTCTTCACGTTGTCGAGAGCGCCGTCAATGACCTCACCGGCCGACTTGCTGATCGAAATGTCCGCAAGACGTAGCACGTAGGGCCAGCCGACAGAGCGTCGATGCTGCACGCCTGTAAGCGCCGAGGGATAGAGAATCGGCGCAGCAGCAACAGAGAGCAGGTTCGACGTGAACGTTGCATAGTTGGTCTGAACCGTCGTCATCCACGCAGACTCGGTAGACGAGAAGTCGACCGTTTCGCAGATACCACGCACGAACTTTTTCTTCGCGAGGTAGCCAGAAAGCGCCGTGTTGAAAACGCCAGCCGCAGTCGCATCGGCGAAACCAACGAGGTAGATCAGGCCAACGCTCTTGGTGCTGTCGCGCAGCGCGTTGACGGCGGTTGTGACGTCGCCAGTCGCCCACGCAGGAGCGGTGGTGGTAAACGTGTAAACGTCGCCAACGCCGAGCGTCGCCACAGTGAAGTGAATCGTGAGACCTGTGTTGGGGATGACGTAGTCGCCCGTCGCCGGCATACGAATCTCGCCAGAGACCGTAGCGCCACCGTCAAGCGAAATCGTGAACCCAGGCTCGGGATCCGTACCGACAGTTCCCGCGCGCACGGGCGTAACGATCACGTTGTAACGATCGTTAGCAACACCGACCGACACGGTCATAACCGAAGCACCAACTGCACCAGTCTTGGTAACAGCAGTGGATGCGCCCGGAGTCGTGTTGGGTGTTTTGATGAAGTACGGATTCTTGCCGGCGAGCGTCAACGCAGCGGTGAGCTCGGCGCCAGGACCGTAACCATTGTCCGATGTGACCTTTGTCGTGTCACTATACGGACCCATGATAGCGTTCGCAGTGCCAGCACTCGAGCAGCCAATGACGGCGACGGTGCCTCCAGGCGAGACAGGCGCGTTGCCCAGTCCACCGTTCTGGATTTTGAAGTTAACAGCAGGAGAAGCCATTGCTTAAGTGCCTTTCTTATTGTGGAATCGTGACGCTGTTGATCACCGAGTCGTCGGTTTTCGTCATTTGAACCGTAGTGCCTTGAGCCACTGTGGTCTCGGTGAACCACGGAGTATCAATGATCGGCACCTGCACAGTAAAGTCAAGCGTGTATACGTAGCCTCTTCGATCTGCACGGGTTGTCTTAGTCGTCGTTCCGCCGAGTAGCTGGTAATTACCTGCTTGTACTTTGTGCAGCGAGAGAATGAACTGATTGATCAGCGCATGCAAAGCTTCGTAGTCTGCGCGCTGTTGAGTCGTGTAGTCAAACTCGGTCGTACCCGGCTTGATCTGTGGAGTGCCTACGGCCCACAAAATGGCCTTGGCTCCTTCGGTGCGCGTTGCGATCGGCCGCGGGTTCTGCCCGTTCGACATGTCGCCTGCAGGCCACTCTGCCTGCTGTACATAACTGGGCGGACCGTATGAGTCGTCCGTCGGATAGATCACGATGCGAGGAGCGTCGTTGTGTTCAGCCTCATGATCTGGCCCATAGTAAATAGGACAGGTCACGTTGCTGTCAGCAAAGTCCGCAATAATCGAATCTACGACGTGAGGGAGACCCATTATCTGCCCATTCTCTTATGAAACGCGTTGCTTACTGCTGTGTTGATGATTTGCTGCCACTGTCTCGGCATCGCTTTGTCTGGTAGCGGTTTGCGCGCTTCCATCTTCACGGTGCCTCTCTGATGAAAAAAACCGTACGGCATCCCGAGAACAATCTGAACGCCTGCGTGTTGCATTGGCGTCACTTCAGTTCCTCGAGCTAGTGCACCTGACGCCGTTAGGGGCGGAGGATGACGACCTCGAGCAAGCGTGCTGGGCTTAAGTGGGGCCCAGGGTTTTCCGTAAGGATCCGTGCCTGTGGCGAATTCGATCTGTAACTCTTTCGTGAGCTCGCGCGCGACTTCGCCGCTAGCTCGACTGGGAACCTCGGCAAGCTTGTCCAAGTTGTCGATCAACTTGCCTAGCTCGCTAAAGTCTCCGGTCATTGGCATTTAGCCACCTACGAAAATGTCAGGATCGTTAGAGCCAGTCGTGCTCCAACCGCGATCGGTGTTTGTGTAAACGTCGGGCTGTGCAGACTCAGGCGCAGATTGAGTAACGTTCAAACGAGCCTGTCCGTTTGAGACTCTTTCTAGCCACTTGAGCGCATGATCGGCTCGCTGGCCAACAACGGAGTCCGTCGGATCAGACGGATTGAAACCGCGCAAGCACAGCAAATCCCAGGCAGCACGAAAGCAGACCATTCGAACGAGCGTTCTGTCGTAAGGGGCGATGAGAGGTAGCTGGTATTTATCGCCGATATACGTGTCTGCTTCCGCACTGTGGTCATCCAGGGCCACCTGCTTATCAGAGTCGCTAATAGAAGCGAGCGCTGATGCAGGCAGCCCACAGGACGCCAGATCCGCTAAAGTAGCGTATCCCATTTCCGCTTTGGGCTTAGTACGAGCCCGCCGAAGTACCAGCAGCCACGAGGAACCACAGCGTTTCCGCAGCAGCACCACGCGCATCGCAACCGTAAACGAACTGCTTCTGCATGAAGACGTTGTAGTCGTTCGGGTTGACGAGGTACGTGAATCGAGGCGCCTGGCGCAACTGCCACATCAAAGGCTTCACAACCTTCGACGTGTCCATCAGCCAGTAGTTGTTCGGCTTGTCGGCAAGCTCCGGAACCATCAGGATCTTGGCCGTGCCCTTGTACGTGTTCTGCTGAGGCGCGTTGTTCAGACCACCGATGCCGGCAAGGAAGTCGGCCTCGAGGATGAGCTTCGCAGCGCCTTCGAGCTGGGGCGGAATCACCAGAAGATCCGGCACAACGGTAAGAGGCTGGTTGTCCTCACCCTTGTACGCCATCATCGCCGTACGAACGGACACGTAGTTATCGTACGTGAGCGCCGTATTGAGGAAGAGGTTCGACTGGTTAGCAACGCCAGCGCCAGGGCCACCGGCGACGTCACCACCGCTAACGGGGTGAGTCGTAGCGAAGACCGCGACGCCGTCATAGCCGGTCACAGCGCTTGCGCTACGCAAGAACGCAGCGAGCTGCTGATCCGGCCATTTCTTCGCCTGCGCAGCGAGGAACGAGATGTTCATGTTGAAGATGCCGAACTGATCATCCTCCACATCGTCTCGCTCGAGAACGGTCGTGTTCTCGAACGGCTCGTTGGTGACCGTGCGCGAGTGCGTGGCGATCGCGTTAAGCGAGCGCGAGCCAACCCATTTGCGCATGATCGGAATGCGAGCCATCCAGCCGTACGTGACCTGGCGCGTATTGCTAGGGATCGTGGTAGCAACCTGGTCGGCCCAGGTGCTGGTAGAAGCAAGAACCTGACCAAACCGAAGATCGGCTTGTCGGAAGATCAGGTCCAAGTTTGATTGCGTGACTTCCATTTGACTGTTGTCTCCTCTGTTAGAAGGGGTTAGGACCCGATTACTGCGTGCCGCCGGTCTTCAAGAACCAGTTGGTTCCGTCGTGCTGGCAAACAACGAAGTTGACCTTAGACGCCGGCATAACGAACAAAGTCGCAGCAGCGTTGTCCTTGATCGTGTACGTCTGAGCGGTAGCGTCAAGACGCGTGATCGTGATCTGATCGCCCGCCTTAGCGCCAGTGTTACCGAGCGTCAAGTTACGACCAGCAGACAGCGTAGCAGCAGGAAGCTTTCGCCACGTGCCCTGCGTGATCTGGATCGTAGCGTCAGCGTCCGTAAGGTTCGCTCCAGCCGCGCCGTTGAGGCCGTCGAGGAACTGGTTCGAGCCAGGAGCAGGCTGGCCGATCGAGACCCACACGCCAGCGCCGGTGTTGCTATCGAGATCGGTAGCAGCGTCGACGTCGACGACGTAACCCGCGAACGGGCGCGAGTTGCTCGAGCTGGACTTGTTGACGGTCTGATCGTCCGACGCGTAGCACGGCTTGCCAACGTTCGCCTGAGCGATGGTGTCACCGTTATCGAACTTGAAGCAACCGCGGATGACGTTCACGGTGAGATCACCGTTCGAGCCAGACGAGTTGTCGACCGAAGTACCGGGAACGCCACCTTTCACAGCGTCAGGCTGAGCCTTGTCCGCAACACCAATGACGGTGAGCGAAGGGTCAGCAGACGCGGGAACAGCGAAGCCCGACGTGTTGATAGCCACCAGCGAGCCAATGAAAATCTTGGTCGATGCCGCAACGGGCACAGGGATCACGTTCGGCTCGACCTGGTTATCGAGGCGGGAAGTGACGCGACCTTTGGTAAGAGCAGCCATTTTCTCTTTTTCTCCTTAGGGATTAAGCTCGGGGATGAGCCTTGTTGTAAGCGATGACTTCAGCCTCAGAGAGGCCCATACCAGCAGCAAGCTTCCGCTCTTCAGCAGTCAGCGTGTCCACCTGAACAGTAGCCTTAGCGTGCTCTTCAGCAGCCTTGTCATCGGCCTTGTGTTCTTTGCCAACGGGGAACGTTGCGTCACCGACAGCAGTCAGGTATTCGTCGAACGCCTTCTCGGTAAGCTTCATAGCCCAGGCTTTTTGCGTAGGAAGCAGCTTGCCATCAGCAACGGCCTTGGTAACACGCGCTTCGAAAGTGACCTTCTCCTGCGCTTCGAGTTTCGCAGTGAGAGCAGACACCATCTTGTTCGCCTCGACCAGAGCGGAAAGAACCGACGCCTGAGCCTCTGCCTGAGCAGCAGGAACCTCAGCTTCAGCTTTCTTGCCCTTGCCTTCGGGAAGCTCGTCCTCGTCCTCTTCCTCTTTCTCTGCCGCCTTGGACTTGCCGTACTTGGCGTCCATTTTCTTCTCGAACTCACTGAAGAGATCAGCGAGTTTCTTCTCCAGATCCTTATCCATGTTTTCTCCTGTTGTTTCCGCTTGGCTCTGTGCCTGGGAAAGGCCAGGAGCCGTTACTTGAAGGACTTCTTGAGGGACCTTCGCGTAAATTTTTAGTTGTTCTGATGCGATCGCTTTAGACGGGACATCGACGAGACTGTCTGCGAATCCCTGTTTAACGGCCTCGGAGCCGATCATCCAGGTTTCCTCGTCCATCATTTTCAGGATGTCCGACTTTCCTTTTCCTGTTCGTTTTGCGTAGATTGCAACCATGCTGTCGCGCATCTTGTCGAGCACGTCAGCGAGTTTGCGCAACTCTTCCGATCCACCTTTTGTTTGAGCGTACGGGTTGTGAATCATCATAAAGGCGCCTTTGCCGATCTGAATCTCGTCGCCGGCCATGGCGATAACGCTCGCGATACTAGCTGCAAGGGTTGAGATCTTGACGACAACGCGCGCCGGATGCGAGGCCAGGAGATTGTAGATCGCCAGGCCGTCGAGCACCTCGCCACCTGCGCTATGCAGGTTGACGGTGATCTCTTTCGCCGATTTGTTGGCTTTGATGGCGTCGCGCACGGCCGCACTCGTGATGCCATTGGCTGCATCGCCGATAGCGTCACAGATCTGCAGCTCCATGTGTTCAGAGGCTTCGCCTAAGATTTGATAAGTCCAAGACATTTTGCTGTCCTCGCTACGAGCTCTTTCGCTTGCTCGATGATCTCTGCCCCATGCTTGTGCTTGGAGACCTCAATGGCTCGCTCTTGTCTCTCAGCATCTTCTCGTGTGGTATGCACGCCGAGCGTTTTGCCTTTGTGCGAAATGAGGTAGTACTTCCCCTTCCGCTTCTTGATGATGTTGAGAAACTCGGCCATTTCTACTTCAATTGATCGTTGACCCAGCGCGCCCACGCCGAGTGCTCATTAAGATCCGTCACTTCGATCTGCTCTTTATCCTGATCGAACGCATGACGGGGAGGCTGGCAATCCTCGCAAAGAAAAAAGAGACTCTGACCGCCTACAGGATGATTTACTGTGACGGCTCGAGTAGCGAATAACGAGCACGGGCACTTTAGGGCGAAGATGCAGGAGTTCGGGTATTTGCCGAACACATACGCTCGCAAAGCAGCAAACTTCTCGTTGACTTTCTCGCAGTCAGGACAATTTAGCATACGTCGAACCCCATAACGGTGCAGCCTGTGTTGGCCAGAATTTGGATGAACGCCTTCGCTCCATTAACGTTGTTAATTTGAGCGCCAACGTTCCCTACGTTGCCAGTAGCAAAGGTAAGGGTTAGCGTAGTGCCATGTGGAAGCCATTTGTTTTGCGTGCTATCGAACAGCCACGCGCGAGCTTGCAAGCTAGTACCGTCTGCGATTACGACCTTGAAGAACATCCCGAACGGGCTGCTACCCCCCGCCATATGAGCAGTGGCGTTGCGTTTCGCCGAGCATCTGAAGATGCGGTTAGCCGGAGGCGGAGTCGTATTAGGATCGTTGTCGACCGACAGCGCAGCACCGCCCAAAGTCCCGACCCAATTGGCGATCGAGAACGTGCTATCGTTTGCTGTTGAAGCGCTGCGAGCGAGTTCCATTATACGAAGTCGTATCCGAGAGCAGAAACGTTGCCGGTGTTTGTGGTGATTTGCATGAAGAACTTAGCACCACCCATGTTACCAACAACAACGCTTGCTGTGTTGGTAGACGCCGCAGTGAGGGTTTGCGCCGTACCGTGCGGAATCCAAATCGCTTGCGTATCGTCGTAGAACCACGGCCGCACAACCAGCGAAGTGCCGTCGGCGATGACCATGCGCAGTGTCATACCGCCCATTGTAACGACGCCGTTACGTTTCGCGGTGCATCGCAAAATGCGGTTAGCAGGTACAGAGCCCAAATTGGTGGGAGCTGCATCGTTACCCAGCGCAGCACCACCAATGATGCCAAGCCATTGGAGAGAAAATGTAGCGTCGTTAGACGTATCTGCAGATCTTACTTCGTGCATAAGCTACCTCGCCGGCACAAGCCGCACACAGGGATAAAGAGAAAGCGCATCTTCGAGAAGTTCGCGCACGTGTTCGCGCTGCTTGCTATTTATTTGTGTAGCAATGCTTGCGAAATCCGACATTTTGCGCACCATGACTTCTTCTTTCAAACCAACAAGAGCCACAAAAGGGGCCCGATAGCTGTCCAGCCAAGAGAACTCTTCGTCAGGACTAGTCCGATTCAGGATTCTGACCATCATCTTTTTCGGGTTTCTCTTCCTTGGGATCTTTTTCTTCTTCCGGATCTTCTGGATCTTGTCCATCTTCACCTGGCGCCACGGGCTCTTGTACTTCAAGACGCTTGCCCGTCAACGGCACGCCAAATTTGTCTTTGATCTGATCCTGATCCAGCTCCCAACCGAGCTCTTTCTCGAACGTCTTCGCAGCTGCAGCAATGCTCACGAGGATGTCTGCATCCTTCTTTTTGTCTTCTACAGGAGCTGCCTCGAAACAAGGAACAGGAGCAAGGTCAGTGGCTCCGTAATTGTATAGGCAGTACAGCATAAGAATCTGCTTGTAGATGAACTCAGCAAGTTTGCGAGCGTCTGCTTCAGCATAGTCCGAGTCTTCCTCTCTGTGCGCTTGAGTCGCTGCGCCCGTGCCTGTCTGCACTTCGGTCGTCAGGTTCGTACCGCGGATAGTCAGAGTGATCGACTTGTCGCATCGCTCGATCAGCCCGTCGAAGCCCTTCCACGAGTCGTCTTTCGCCTCGAGAAGATCGACGTCCCACTCGCCACCAACGCCACCCATGGGCACAGGTAGAAGGAACGCTGACTCCGAACCGAGTCGCTTTACCGCGTTGAAGAAGCGGCGTTTGTCCTCGGCTGGTGCTTGAGCAGGCACCTTGGCCTTCTTCTGAGGAAGACCGTGAACCTCGCTATACCTGGCCCAGTCCCTTAGAGCGAATTGTCGAACGAGCCACGGGATAGAGACCGATCTGACAGCACCACGCATCCAGCCGCGATAGCTGCCGTAAGGAGTGTAGAGCGCCCATTTGGGATCATTGGGTTCGACCTCGATTACGCCTTCTACGGTGAACGCTACGTATTTGCGCGTAGCCACGTTGTAGTAAATGTACAGCAAATGCCACGGCTTGAGACGCGGGATGTAACGCTCATTGCGATACTCCCACACAAGCTCGAGTAGACAGAAACCGCCGAAGATCGCCCAGCGCATGATCTCTTCGATAATGCTCTCTGGAAACATCTCGGTCCAGTAGTCCTCTATTTCTTGAGCAATCTGCTTAGCCAGCGTCGGATTTTTCGATCTTTCAGAAGGGTTGAGGATGATCTCGCTTTTGGTGATCCCTTTGATGCGTCCGTTTGTCGCACCCTGGATGCGATCATCAGCAAGCATGGCGTCAGTAAGTAGCGCTGCATTTCCGAACTGTCCATTGACGTGGGCCGAGATCGCAGAGCGGATCGTGCTGACGTTCCACTGCTGGATATCGACAACAGGAATGTCGCGCAGCTCGCCGGCTGGAGGCGCCTTGCCTCCGAGTGCTTGCGGGTCTGCTGCGAAGAACTGGTTAGACTGCAGTACGGGCATGGGCTCCAGCTCATTGTGAAGCTGTGCCTCTTTCTTTTTGTCTCGGCTAAGTCCGAGTTTTTCCCAAAAGTGAGCCATTTTACCAGTCCAGCGGTTTGGGCATCTCGCGCTGCATTTGCTCGATGCTGTTCCAATCAACGGCGCCGAACTGCGCAGCGTTGAAAGCCGCACCGAGAGCGTCTACCTGATCATCGTGCTTATCGCCGATGCCGGTGAAGTTTTTCAACTCGTGTTTGAGCGGATCAAGCCAAGCAGCGTATTTGGGCAAGAGGACACGGCCAGCGTTGAACGCAGCCGCAACAGGTTGAGCTCGGAGGAACTTATCGACGGTCGCTTTCTGAATGCTGAGCTCGAGGCCGATCGTCTCCATAAAGTAAGCGGAGCCAGTTTCGCTAGCAGCAACGCTTACCGCCAAGACCGCGTTAGGGTACAACGTCTTGAGAGCGTGCACGCGATCTCGGAACTGAGGCGGTTCCATCTGCTCGCGCAAGAGGTCAACGACGTAGAAGTCGTTGCCGATTTGCTGCAAGACACACGCAACGCTGTAGTCGGCGTAGCTCTTCTTTGTGTACGCGAGGTCGATGCCGATCCAGTAACGACACGGTGCGTCGGGCACGACGTCGTAATACGTGGCGTCTTTGAAGACCTGGCCTCCACGATGCCTGGGAGCGCCCATGTAGAGAGCGCTCCACACGAATTCACCAACTTCCACGCGGCGTTCAGTCAACAGATCGAGCGGCCACATCTCGGGCCAGAGCGGTTTGTTGTCCTCGTCGATGGCTTCCAGGTTGATGTTGTCCCAGCCCTCTTCGATCAGAGTGCCGGCGAGATCGTCCGGATGCCAACGAGTCTGGATGACGATGACGCTTGCGCCAGCGTGGACGCGCGTCATGAGAACCGATTGGAACCACTCCTTGACGTGCGCGCGCACGGTCGGGCTGTTCGCCTCGGCCATACCCTTGTACGGGTCGTCAACAACAACGAGGCCGTCGAAACCGTAGCCGGTGATTCCACCACCAATGCCGGTCGCGAGGAGATCGCCTCCGCGAACCGTGCGCCACTGTCGACGCGTGCCCTCATGCATGAGCTTCGCTTCGTCAGCGATCCACTGCGTGCGCGTGCTCATCGTCTCGGCGCGTTCAGACTGATAGCTGATGTACGCGTTGCGCGACTGGGGCTTGTTGAGCAGGTACCAAACGAGCGCGTGAATCGTCGTCTCTGACTTACCGTGCTGGGGAGGGCAGCTGATAACAACACGTCGCGACTTATGCAGCGTGCTCTCCAACACTTCCACGTATTTGCGC